GATAAGGAATTAAAGGTTGGGACACGTTCACTTGCGATAGCTCCTAAAAGCGGGTCAGGTAGGCTTCTTATTCAAAGTATGGACGGTAATCAACCCGACACAGTAAAAAACACCGTACTTGCCTCATCAAGTCTTTTTGATAACGCCTCTATAACTGTTGATTCTATTTACGATGCAAGGACTTACGTCACTTTACGTATAAAAAACCCAGATGGTACAAGCAATCCTGTAACAGGGCTTCCTATAAAATTTAGAGCAACTACAGGTACTATTCAGGAAGCGGGGGTACATTTTTTAGATAACGGTAATCCTATTGATGAGACCGTTGTTGATAATGGTGATGGAAGTTATACGATTTATTTTGAGCCTTTGGCTGACGGAACGTTAACTACAATTAAAGCTTTTGTAGGAAACCACGAATTTTCTACATCCTTTACTTATGGTATAGGCGTTGCTGTTGTAAACTTTACATCTACCAACCAAGCACCAGAGTTATCTGAAAATATATCAGACGGAGCTTTAGTATATACAGCGACTAGTGATTGGGGCGCAATATATGAAATGGGAAGTGCTGGAGACAGCTCTTTATTTTCTATATCTACCGTAAACGGTGAGGGTCTTGTTACAATTAACCAAAGCCCTGATTATGCAACAAAGAGCCAATATACTTTTGAGGTTCTGGCAAGGTCAAGCGCGGGAAGCAGCCCTACGTCCATTATAGTGTCTTTAGATATTTATGATGCTACTGCTCCTGTTGTAGCCTTTAATTTAAACCCCGCAGCAAATGTTTCCAATTTTATTACTTCTAGCAATATAAGCGCAAGCTCTGCTAGTATTGATATTTTAGAGACTATAACACCTTTTCTCCGTATAGGTTCTTTCTCGATACAAGATGCTTCGTCTTACTCGGTTGAGGTTTTGGGCGCATCTCCTACAGAACTTCTTTTTTCAAATACAGGATCGTTGTTTGTTAATACAGTGGGTTTTGATTTTGAAACTAAACCAACACTTGAAATAACTATAAGAGCTACAGATATTAGGGGTAATTCTACAGACTTTCCTGTTACTATTAACGTTGAGTATGTAGACACTGCCGCACCTATATTTGATCTAGGTTCATCAACTTCTGTAAGTGCTAAAGAGGGAGAAACAACAGTAGGTCAATCTATATATACTTGTGAGGTCAACGAAGATGTAACATTTACGCTTTATCCTGACTCAAATAGTCCCTATAATAGCAGCTACTCTTTAGTGCCTGACCCTAGCGATAATAGTAAGTGTACGATAGAGCTTACGAGTGCTTTAAATACGGACGTATTAGCATTAGATACATTTGTCATAAGAGCTACTGATGCAGCGGGCAACTTTGCCGATCAATCTGTGTCAGTTAATGTTACAGTAGCTCAACCTGTAATAACAAGCCCTGATTCTTTTACAATGGCAGAAAACACAGGAAGCGGTCAAGTTGTTTATACCGCTACAGGAACAGACGTATCACATTGGTACTTAAATACACAAACTGGCATAAGAACAGTTTATCCAATGTGGAGTTTTAACACACAAACGGGTGAATTAACATTCTTAGATGACGCTGATTTTGATGTTGAGGACGAATACACATTTGAATTTAGAGCGCACGGTATAAGTTCGGGTGCTGGCGTAGTATATAAGACAGTTACTTTAACTGTTACGGATGCGGAAGCACCTTCTCTTGTAACAGTAAACGTAACAGGTACACACGCAGAAAGGACTTATAACCATGACGCTGTTAATAAAACACTCGATATTAACATAACAACTGGTAATATTTCTCAAAGTAGTTCTCTAGCTGAGTTCCGTTTTTATGATGCAACTGATAGAATATTTAGTCACAACTATACAGGGGATGATATATACTTTGATGAAGTATTTTACAGTTCAACCCAAAGTAGCTTTAAAATTAAAGCTAGCGACACTAATAATGGAGGCGCGGTAAACGATAGGGATTTATTCCAAACTGCTGGAACAACAACGTTTACGATAACTATCTCTGATGGTGTAGGGAACTCTGTTGATTATACTATTAATATTAATGTAACTGTATTAGATATTGACGCTCCTGTTTTAACAAGTCATTCAAATCAATTTTATTATATTGATGTCATAACTGAAAATGTTGTGTATTCTGGACGAACCTCAACTACGTTTACAGCGGACGAGTCTGTAACATGGGCAATTAGAAAATCAGGTCAATCTAGTTGGAGTAATTCGATTACATTTTCACAAGATCAGAACATTACTTTAAGTTTAGATTCAACAACTGGAGTTTTGTCGATTGATGGTTCAGCCAACTATGAAAAGAATAGCTTCATACCTTTTCAACTTCGAATGACTGACCAATCTGGAAATGAAAGCGCAGTTACTAAAGCTGTTACTGTTATGGATGTTGCCGACACTGGTCCAATAGTCGTAAATGATGATGTTACTTTTCTTGTTTTATACGATGTTAATGAAGCTACGAGTTCTGGTACATTAGGTACTGGTTTTTATACCAACACCACTACAAATGTAACTTGGGCTATAAATGCTCATGGGCTAACAGGTGAAGCTGGAAACGCCCCCTTAACCTTAAATGTACAAACTACAGGAGGAGAGAGTAGGTGTTTCCCTGTTGTTAATGATGCGCTTGATTATGAAGCAGTAGGTAATAGTGTACAGCCAATTACTTTAACGTGTACGGATAATAGGTTTACTGGAAACAATTCAACAGATTATGTTTTCTACATAAGAGCTATAAACCAAGATGATGAAGCACCTTTGTTTACTGTTCCTAACAATAACATTCAGTATAACGCGCCTTTAGCGGCAAACTCTACGTTGTTAGATGTTAGTACGTTGGTTTCAGACCCTGATGGTTCTATTAGTAATCCTTTCACATACTCGATAACAAGCTCGATGCCTGTTGGTAATTACTATAGTATAGACTCATCTACAGGCGTTATAACAAACGGTAATACTCTTAGTACCGTTGGATCGGGTGTTCCTATAACAGTGAAAGTTACAGACGCTGCGGGTAATCATAGTAGTTATACCTTTACTACTGAAGGTCTTGCTTCTTCTTTACATGCAGCTACAGTAACGAAGGGGCTTTATTCTCAAAGTGGTGGCAATGCAAATTATTATGGTTTCCATTATGCAGGGGGTAATGGTAGTATGACCAACGGCACTTTCCATAATAACGCAGCTATTAGATTTATAGGTAGTTTTAGATACTCAAACTACACCCCAACCATTAGGTTTAATTTAGCTGGTGGGCATTCGCCCAATAATAGTTTGTTTAGTACAATGACTATTAACGTGGGTGGAACGAACTATACTTTCAATAGGTCAGCCGCGAGTTATGCTAATTATTATAATCAAGAAACTCAGTTTTCATGGACTAGCTCGACCGCTACTGCTGCACATACAGCCATAAGTGGACTAAGTGATGGTCAAACATTTACAGTAGAATGGAATTAATAATTAAATACTAGTTATACGGACAAGGATGTCCTCAACTTTAAGAGGATATATAATGACAAAGGCAAGAGATATTGCTGATGGCACATCAGTAGATACCACGAACTTTGTAACAAAAACAAACGGAGTCATCGAAGCACTTGACGGCTCTGCTTTAACAAGCTTAACACCAGCTAACTTAGACAATACTGGTACTATTCCTTCAGCACTCCTTGCGGGTGTTGGGGGTGGTAACACTCCTTATTTTTCAGCGAAGGGTACTTCTACTCAAGTAATAACTCACAACTCTAACACTGATTTAAACTTTAATACATTAAGAGACTCTTTAGATAGCGATACTGCATACGATACGACGAATAAAAACTACACAATTCCTACAGGTAAAGCTGGTTTCTATTTCTTATCTGCTGGTTTGTATTTTACGGGAACAATTAGTGCAGGCACACAGGTTCAAATAGCCATAAGAGTTAATAATACTGATGTTAGTAACCGCTCCGTGATTGCACCAACAGGGGGAGGGTCTTTTGCAGACCATTTTCTTAGAACACATACGTTGCAAAAACTAAATGAAGGTGATGTTGTTCATGTGAATGTATGGCAAAATTCAGGGAGTTCTGTGACTATACATGCAAACAACGCCAATGCTGGTTTCAGTGGATTCCGCATTGACGATTTAAACTAAGGATAACCAATGGAAGAACTAAAACAACAAGTAGAACGCTTGGAATGGCGAGTGGATCTACAGGACGAACAACTTAAGACGCTTACGGCTAACGCTAATGAGCTTAGAGGGATGCTGGATAGCATCAACCGCACCCTGCTACAAATCAAGTGGTTAGTTGTGGGCGGTGCTGTTGTTTGGTGGGGTCAGTCTATGGGACTTGGCAGCTTCTTTAAATTAGTAGGAGTATAGACTATGGGCGTAACAGACTTGATTGCTGGTATCTTTAAACCAGCCGCAGACCTCGTAGATAAAATGCACACCAGCGACCATGAACGATTACAAGCTAAAGGGCATCTTATGGATGTCCAAGCTGCTGCTATGCAGCGTGTGTTCGACTACGAAAAAGAAATGATTAAAGGGCAGCAAGCTATTGTAACTGCGGAAGCTAAAAGTGAACACTTTATCGTAGCTGCGTGGAGACCAATAACAATGCTAACCTTCCTTGCACTTGCTGTAGGCGATACCTTCGGGTTATTTGCTACGCCACTTCGTGATGAAGCTTGGGCGTTACTACAGCTTGGCTTAGGTGGCTATGTCGTAGGACGTAGTGGTGAGAAGATTGCAAAGGTTATGAAAGGATAGATTATGGATACTAAAATATTAGACGAGTTACACGATAGTGTAGCTAGAGACTTGTTAGCAAAAGTTAAATCAGGTGAAGCGACTGCATCAGAATTGTCAGTTGCAACAAAGTTCCTTAAGGATAACGGAGCTGTTCACGAGGTTGTAACGTCAGAGTCTCCTATGGCAAACTTACTGGAAGCATTACCCTTTGAGGAGATGTCCCATTGAGAAACTATAAGAAAGAGTATGCTAATTACCATAGCAGCGACAAACAAAAGAAAAGAAGAGCAGCACGTAACTCATCAAGATCGTTAATGATTAAGAAGAGGGGTGCTGCTGCTGTTGCTGGTAAGGACGTAGATCATAAAGACAGAAACCCAAGTAACCAATCTACGAGTAACTTGAGAATACAAAGTAAACGTAAGAACAGGAGCAGAAATGGCTAGTAAAGGTTTATACGCAAATATTAACGCAAGAAAAAAGAAAGGCACAAGCCGATCTAAAAAGAACTCAACTATATCACCCAAAGCTTACGCTAAACTTAAGATAGGTTTTAAGAAAAAGGATTGATAATGGAAAAGATGCCAGAGCAGCTAAAAGACTTCCGTAACTTTATGTATATAGTTTGGAAGCACCTTAACTTGCCTGATCCAACTCCAGTACAGTATGACATGGCAGACTACATACAGAACTGCCCTCGTAGAGCAATCATTGAAGCATTTCGTGGTGTAGGTAAGTCCTATATCACCGCAGCATTCGTGGTACACCAGTTACTTCTCGATCCACAAAAGAAGTTCATGGTAGTGTCGGCATCTAAACAAAGAGCTGACGATTTTTCCACATTCACTCAACGTCTGATCCTAGAACTCCCAATATGCCAACATCTCATAGCAACAAGTGAGCAAAGGTGGAGTAAGATCGCGTTTGATGTAAGACCCGCATTAGCGTCTGGTAGTCCCTCAGTTAAATCTGTCGGGATTACTGGACAGCTAACGGGCAGTCGGGCAGACATAATTATCGCAGATGACATTGAAGTACCTAACAACTCTATGACGCAAATGATGCGAGAGAAACTAGGTGAAGCTGTTAAGGAATTTGATGCGGTACTAAAACCAGAAGGTAAAATCCTATACTTAGGGACACCCCAGTGTGAAATGAGTCTTTATAATACGCTTACAGAGCGTGGTTATCAGATGAGAGTCTGGACTGCTAGATACCCGTCCATAGACAAGGCTGAGAAGTCGTATGGCGCACGTTTAGCACCTACCCTATGGGATGCTATGCATGAAGCACAAAGTCCCTTAGACGGGCAACCAGTAGATCCTCTGCGATTTGATGATGAGGACTTGTTAGAACGTGAACTATCTTATGGTCGTTCAGGTTTTGCACTACAGTTTATGTTAGACACAAGTCTAGCAGACATGGATAGATACCCATTGAAGCTTAATGATCTTATGGTGATGTCGATAGACAATGATAAAGCACCAGAGAAGCTCGTGTATGGCGTTATGAAGCCAGTTACGGACCTACCCAATGTGGGACTAGCGGGTGACAAGTATTACGCCCCAGAAGCGATTCTAGGGGACTACATCGAGTACGATGGCTCTGTGTTAGTTATTGATCCATCTGGTAGAGGTCAAGATGAAACAGCTTATGCTGTTGTTAAGATGCTTAATGGTTATTTGTACGTAGCGGACTGCGGTGGTATTCAAGGCGGTTACGATGAAACTACGCTAACGAAGTTATGTAACATTGCGAAGGAACAAAAAGTTAACATGGTACTCATTGAGAGTAACTTTGGTGACGGTATGTTCACAGAGCTACTTAAACCGTTCCTGAGAAAGATATATCCTGTTACTACGGAAGAAGTACGACACAGTAAGCAGAAAGAACTACGTATAATTGATACACTAGAGCCTGTAATGAACCAGCACAAGCTCATCATAGACCCTAAAGTTATCCAAAAGGACTTTGACAGCGTACAGCATCATCCCCCTGAGAAGGCTCAGAGGTATATGTTAACGTACCAGATGACTCGTATAACGAAAGATAGGGGATCACTAGCGCATGACGATAGACTAGATGCACTAGCTATGGGTGTAGCCTATTGGGTAGAACAGATGGCTGCTGATGTAGAGTTGGAAATGCAGGACAGAAAGAACAAGCTACTAATGGACGAGTTAGACAAGTTCGTTAATGGCTTTAATATAAACTCACAACCAAGGTCTAACACGTGGATGTAAAAAAACTAATAATGCTTGCTATGTTAAGCGTCCCTGCGTTTGCTAATGATGCAAACCAAGGTGATTTTAGTAACAATACGCAAGCTGAGACTATTACAACAACAACAACCTCTATTGTTAATCAAGAAGGTACACCAGTGCCAACAGCAGTAGGCGCAGCCGCCCCTGTTTACAACCAAGATATATGTGTTGTATCAAATGGGAGAGGTGTTCAGACGTTACAGATCGGCTTATCTTACGGTTCTTCTACAAGAGATGAAACCTGTGAGCTGCTTAAGCTATCTCGACAACTGAGCAACCTCGGCTTAAAAGTCGCTGCAACTAGTGTACTTTGTAATGACCCTAGAGTATTTCATGCGATGTTAAACGCAAAAACCCCATGTCCAATAGGAGGACTAATCGGTGATAAAGCAACTAAATATTATAAAGACAACCCTGATATTGTGCCTGATGCTCCTGTTATCAAGCGAGTCAAGAGCGGGAGGACTGTACATTCCAATGTCATTGCAGGAAAGTTTAAACGACATAAATAGTACTATTGATAAGGGTCTGACAGACTTCACTGAGCAAACTCAAGCATCTATGGAGGCGGGTAACACTGTTATCTTTAATCAGTATATGGGTGAAGCGTATAAGCTTAGTCAGCACCAAGTTAATACGTTTAATATGTTCTACTCAGAAGGACTTACCAGCAGTAGCCGTGAGGCTGTCACAACTGCCGCTATAGACGAGATAATTTTAGACAAGCAATATGACTATGAAGTCGCTAAAGAGTCTCTAATCGAAGCAGCAAGCGATATAGCAGAGGTAACAGAGGTAGCAGAGATAATTGCTACTGGTAATCAGGAACAAGTAATAAACGCACAAGAGTATGCAGTTACAAACGACTTAGTTGAGATCAAGCAAGAAGATGTAGAGCAATACAACACCAGTATTGACTCAATGCTTGAAGCTTCCATGACAAAGAATATGATTGAAGCCTACTCACAAGACCTACAACTAGTAGATACTATAGCTCAAGCAATGATCGACACAGAAACAACTCAAGCTTTCTTTGAAACTGTGACGATAACGATTGATGAACTCAACCCTACAGCTCTTAACGTAGCTTGGGATGAGTATAGTATGGTTGTTGAGGGCGATATGTACGCATATTATCAACCAATACCAGACTTGGAGATGATGCTAAGATGATGGACGTAAAAACATTCTCCGTATGGGTAGGACTAGTGAGTACAATCGCTGGTGCTGCCATAGGATACGGTACACTAACAGAGAAGGTGGCAACACTGGAAGCAAATGTAGACTCTACAACGTTAGAGTCACGTTTAGTTAAACTAGAAACGAGGGTAGAGGATAATGACATTGGTAGGATTGGAAAAGAAATTGAACAACTGCGTGGCAGGGTTGATAACTTGGATGAGAAAGTTAGTAGCCTTAGTATCCCAAGCACGGGAGGCATTGAAAAAGATGTGGTTGTCCTTAAAGAACAAGTGGGTAACGTTAAAGAAGGACTTAAGGACCTTGGGAAAGAACTTAAGGTCCTAACTCAGCTTGGTGAAAACCCTTTAAAATAGAGGGTTTGCTCTAATATGCCCCACTTGGAGGAGAGACCCCCCCGCCCCCTTTAACATACCTATAGTATATCCTTAAGTATTGCTGAATATTACCTAGGGTATAAGTACAGGTAATGTAGGATTGTTTAACATCGGTAAGGGATACCACCACCAGCACCTCCTTATTATATGAATTAAGACCCCCTAGAACTTGCACTGGGCTTCGCTACCTTTGTCTAGGGGTGTCTTAATTTTGTTACAAAAATCTGAGGTGGTATATACGTTGCCCTAGCGCGGGCGTGACCCCCATAGGGGTACTGTATGGATATACAGTAGTCTATCACGCAAATGCGAATGAGAATCATTATTATTTAGAATGCCACTAGCTACGCCACACTAAACTGGCTATCCTTTGAGCAGTCTAGGCTTGCATAGGATATAAAAACCAGTGCTACCAGTGCTACTACTGTATATGTATACAGGCTGTGCATC